GAGTACCGGCGCGTTGTGGGAGCGGAATGTCGAAGGGGCGTGGCGAGTGGCGGTCGGGCGCGTCGAATAGGGTCGGTGCGGCCAGGCTTGTCGAATGGAAATGAGTCGGCCTGGGTTGGCTCGAGGCGGTGAGTCGAATGGGTTCGGGGCGGCCCTGGCGGGTTTGTCGAATGGGACCGACGCGTGCTGGCTCGACTTGTCGAATGGGTGCGGTTCGGCTCTGGACGGAGAGTCGCATTGGCGCGAGCAAGCGCGGTTCGACATGTCGAATGGGTACGGGATTGGCGGGGCAGGTCGAACGGATCTGACTGGGCGTGGCGCGGCAAGTCACTCAGACTCGATGCGTTCGAAGCTGACGACGTCGAATTTGCCTTGCCCTTGCGACCGATCGGCGCCGAGACCGTTCTCCTGGGCGAACGTGAGCATGCGCACGAGGTCTTTTTCTCCGACGTGCCGAGTCTCGCCGGATGCCGTCGTGAGCACCCAGATCTCGAAATCGATCTCTACCTTCTCGACGTAGTCCACACGCTTCAGAGCTGAGCGCGGACCTTGCGCGGTCTGCACGTGGATCGGCCCCTCGTCGTAGGCGAGCGACTTCCGAACACCGAGCCTGATGCGGTCGCCGCCATCGAGCGCCTTGACCTCGAAGCCGTGCTGGAAGATCTGCTTGCTTCCGCGCTTGTCGACGGTGACCCGGAGCATCGTCGCCGACTCTTTGAACATGGCCTTCAGTTGCCGCGCCCAGATAAAAATCCCGTGCTCGTCTTCCGGAAAACCGTTCCAACTTTTCTCGGTTTTTTCTTCGACGAGCGCATCGAGCGCCTCTTGCGTCTGGACCTTCGTCCGCTCGTCGTCGAACCCGGTCGACGCCTTGATCCATGACTCGATCACGTCCTGATTTTTCGGCATCCCTCCGCACAACTTGTTCCGGACTTTGATGCGCACGCGGTACGTGTCGTAGAGCGCTTGAGCTGAGAAATCATGTTTCGTTTTCATGTCGCTTTCTCCATGCGTTTCGGTTCAGACGGTTTCGGATTTCTGATGCGATCGAGTGGCCTGGTCGTCCGCCCGAAAGAGCTCCCGAACATGCTCGGAAACTCGTCGACCGCGAGCCAGTGCGCCGCGTCGGACGATCTGCAAATCATCCTCGCTGAGCCGGATTCGGAGCCAGCGAGTTCGGTGGGCTGAACTTCTTGCCGGCTTCGCTTCTTCCGCTTTCGATGCTTCGACTTCGGATCGCCATCAGTCTCCGTGCGACTAGCCTAGGACCAGCATTGACGCGCTCTTCTATCGCCCACGTATCCATTTTCGCTTTCTCCAATTTTTCCGTCACTTCTTCCGTGTGATTCTTCTCGCGACGGACAAGTGTCAGGTCGTTTTCGATCGGCAACCCGTTCCAGCAGACGTCGAAATATTCGCAGCGTCGACCGAACGAGAAGCACGAGTCCGGATTGCGGGAAGCGTGGGTCATGATCGCAGCCCACGTAAGCACGTCATCTCTCGCCTCGATGAGCTCCTCCGGATACCGTAAAATATTCGCCCGCTGGTAGTACCGCTCGGGTCGCGTGGCGATGTCGGCGAGGCAACGCGCGTAGTACTCCGCGTCCGTCTCCGCGTTCGGTTTGCCCTCGCGCAACGGTCGAAGGGACGACTTGCGAAGCACGTCGTAAAGGACGAACGCGCCCGGAAACGCGAGCAAGTAGATCGACACCTGCGGGTTGCTCACCTTTTTTTCGGCCCAGTACGCAGAGCCCGGAGTGATGTCGCTTGCCGTCGTCTTGTGCTCTACGACGACGGTGCGGCCGCTCGGTCCGTGCGTGTAGACCGCGTCGCACTCTCCCACGACCGTCACGTCGTCCGAGAGCTCGACACGGAACGGCACGTTGACGCGCACGTTGATCGAGTCCGGAGGAATGACAGGCGAGTAGTGCAGCATGTAGCCTTGGACGAGAGCTGAATCTGCCGCTCCAAGCTCGTCGAGATGAGCGCCATCTCCAGACCAGATCGCAGCAAGCTCACGATGCACGCCGGTACCGCGTGTCAGCGACTCCGCGGGCACGAGCGTCGCCAGGCGCTCACGGTAGGCGAGGTGGTGTTTTCGCGGGCAAGCGCGGTAGCATGCGAGCTCCGAGTGAGAGATGATCACTGGACCGGCTCCACTTCCGTCTCGTCTTCGGATCGGATGCGGCGCTCCGCTTCCGCTTCGACTGGGTTCGCCTCTGCATCTCGACCACCTGACGCCGCTGTCCAAGGGCCCACGTACTCGTGTACCGTGGCGGCTCTGACGTCACTGGGCACATCCTTGATCACCGCTTCGACGGACGCGAGCGCGAAAGACGCGTTCAAGCCTTCGTAGAGCAGCGCTCCCGAATACTTCGGCTCGTTCTTTTCGTGCTCGTCCAGAAATTCAACGCACGCGTGCGTGTAGCGACGCCACTCCGCATGCACCCGTTCGAGCGCCGCGAGGAGCTCCCGGTTGTTGATCGGCATTTGTCTTTCTCCTTGTCGACTTGTTCGACGATGGGTACAGTACGGCCCATGTCAAACGTTGTCAAACGGAAAAAGCTCACGAAGCGGATCGCCCTGCGGATTCCGCACGCCACGTGGCGTCGTTTGGTAAAGACTTCGAGGCTGCACGCCATCACACCGAGCGAGCTCGTGCGTGAGGCGCTCGAACACTACCAGGGTCATCTATGCCCATCGCTGACGACAGAGACCGTGAACGGCGCCATCGACGCCGTCACCACGCAGGCCATCGAGCGCGACATGGCCGCCATCTCCGAGCGTACCGCGTCGACCATGGCCGCCACACGGCAGGCGATCGACTCGCTATGGGAACGCGAGCACGCTGAGCGTACTGCTTCGGCTCCTCCCAAGTCCTACGCCGGCATCGCCACGTGGGTTCCACCCAACACGCTCGATGAGGTCCCCGTCCCTCCGCCAGTTTCGTCATCGGGACCGACCCACCCAATGGCCCAGCCCCCCGGCCCCCCAGGGGGAGCGGGTTTCGCCAGCGTACGTGATCCGCTCGACGGGAAGGAAGTCTCCGTTGCGTCTCCGAAGAGGAATCGCAGGTGAACGGGACCTCTTCGGATCAGCAGAGTACGATCCGTCCTCGCTTCGTGTTGCCCGATTCCAAGCCCGCGCTTCACGTTCTCGACTGGCCGGAGATCTGGCCGGAGGTCGAGGCGCAAGCGTGGGTCTGCGAAGGGCTTCACCTCGCCGCAGGTCGACCGCCCGTCACGTTCGCTCACGCCGGAGGGAACAAGTCGTGGTGGGCGCAAGCGCAACTCGTCCACGCGGCCGCGGAGTTGCCTTTCCTTGGGCGTTTCCACTTCCGGTCTGGTCTCCGCTGCATCCTCGTGGACTACGAGCAAACGGAAGCCAAGGCGCGCCGGCGTTTCCGGCGCTCGCCAAGGGACTCGGAGTCGGCGGTCCCGAGCGACTCAAGGGGCGCTTGAGCTACGTGTACGCGCCGCCGAAGTGGGTAGGCCCGAAGGCAGAGTCAGAGCTCTGCCAGCTCCTCGACGGCTACCACTTCGCAGTGGTCGACTCGCTCTTCGCATCGAACGCCGACGTAGAAGAGAACAGTACGAAGGGCGCCGGTCCGCTCGTGTTGGCCACGAACGTGTCCGCGAAGACAGGGTGTTGCATCCAGTTCCTCGACCACTCGAGTCACAAGTCCGACTCCGACTTCCAGCGGGGGAGCTCGGCGAAGCTAGGAGCGAGCTCGACGGCGTGGATGCTCAAGACGAACAAGGAGACCCGGTTGATCACCGCGTCCGTGGAGCGGTGTCAGGATGAGGCAAAGTGGTGTCCTACCTTTAGCTTCAGGGTCGAAGGGCAAGGCGACGAGGGAGTGCGGTTAGTCGAGGAGGTGGCGGCAGAGCCGAAGAAGGCAGGGCGTAAGCGTGACCATCGTGCGGCGATGCTGGAGTGCCTCGAGGGCAACCCGGGAATTCGCCGAAGCGAGCTCATCCGTTTGACGGGTAGTGGCAGGAACGAAATGTTGGCAGCGGTGAAGGCTGGAGTTGAATGTGGGGAAGTGAGTGATGCTGAAGGTAAACTCTACAAGCTCTAGCATCGGTACGGTACGGTACCGGACGTCCGATCGACGTTATCCGGACGTCCGGGTTGGTACGCCCCTTAGGGGGAGCGTCCCATACCGTACCGGGTTCGTCGGGTCGGACCGGAGAGTACGGGACGAAAGAATGAGAGAGAGAATTATTACGCGGCTGGCACGTATTGTGCACGCATACAGTGGAGGATGATATGGTGAAAGACCTGACCGACGACGAGCTCATTGACCGCATCGAGGAGACGTACGGACCACCAGGGCACTTCAGCCCGGACGAGGCAGACGTCGCCGAGCTCGTGCGGCGGTACCGCGCAGCCTTCCAGAGCGGCTACAACGCCGGACGGGACGAGGGCTACCGCGGGGCAATGGATCTCGTCCGGGCAGGGACGGTGACGCCATGACGGCCGTCAAGGACCTGACCGACGACGAGCTCATTGCCCGCATCGTTGCGTCGATCGCGGGTACTCGTTACCTCAGTAAGGGGCCACGTGGCGAGGTCGCCGAGCTCGTGCGGCGGTACCGCGACCACCTGACGCCGCGGAGCAAGGGTGGCGAGGACGTGCCGACGAACGTCAGTGTACGTCTCCTCGATGCGGTCAAGGTCTCAGCGCGTGAGGGCGTAGAGGGGACGGAAGTCAGCTACCTCCCGTGGTACCCACGGGGGGGGGCGGAGGGAGGCGATGACGGGACGCGGAAGGGGGACCGCGTCCAGCAGCGCACGGCCGACCCCTAGCCGGCGCATGGCGGACTTCACGTAGAGCCAGTGAACCGACTCCGCGCCGAATACAACGCAGCCGTACAGGTGCCACGTTTGCTCCGGGTCGCATGCGACGAGCACCCGGCATCGCCGCATGAGCTCCCTGGCGTCGTCGTGCACGTTGCCGGGCACCGAGCGCGTCAAGCTCGACAGCACGAACGGCCACTCGTCTACCTCGACGTCGCGGACGAGGCATGGTAAGGCGGAGGTCATGCGTGAGACTACCAGCCGCCCGAAGATCGCGGGTGTCAAATTCAATCTGCCCGTGGTGCTCGCTGGTCGTCAAAGTGACTTCGGCATCACGAAGGCCGACGGCATGCCATGGTCGATGACGTGGCGCAGCGACGACACGATCATCGTGAGGCATGCGGAGGTCGACCAGTACGCGATCGTTCCGCTCACGCTATGCGTCGTCTACTGCTCTGACGTACTGGCGTGACCTCCGTCCTCGACGGCATCGACCTCGTCAACGCCGCGTGCGAGCGGGCTTCGATGCCGGCCATGTCGTCATGGTGGCGTGAGAAGCTCGGCGACTTCTACGATACAACGATCCGCGAGTCGGCGTGGCGGGTTGGCCGGCGTGGTGGCAAGTCTTCGTCACTCTGCCGCGTTGCCGTTGCCGAGGCGCTCTACGGCGAGCACTACGTCGCGCCTGGCGATACGCCGGTGGTCGCGCTCATCGCCCAGGATCGCAAGCGCGCCGCCGAGCTCCTGGTCACGCTCGGTGCCATCCTCAACGCGTGCGAGGTCGAACACAAATCGACCGCAGACAAGATCGCGTGCAAGGACTTGCGCGTCGAGTTTCGCGTGTTCACCGCGACGATTGCGGGCGTGAGCGGAGCCACGTGTATCTGCGTGATCTGCGATGAGGTATCGAAGTGGCGCGATGCGGACACCGGCGCGAACCCAGCGACCGAAGTGCTCGCGAGCGTGCGGCCGACGATGGCTACAATTCCTCGGGCGCGCATGTTCCTGTCGTCGAGCCCGCTTGGGAGCCTCGACGCACACGCGAAGGCCGTAGACCGCGGCAACACGGCATCGCAGCGCGTGTATGTCGCTCCGACGTGGGTTGCGCACCCGGAGCTGACAGAAGAGTGGACGCACTCGCTGGAGCCCAATGAGTCGTACTGGTCGCGCGAGTACGCGGCGATTCCGACCGAGGGCGACGCACTTTCGATGCTCGCGAGCGCGTGGCTCGATGCCGCGGAGCGCGATGGCGAGCTCCCGTACGAGCGCGGGCACTACTACGTGGGCGCGATGGATCCGGGCTACTCGCGCAACCCGTGGACGTTCGTGCTCGCCACACGCAGGTGGGCTTGCGGAAAGCTCAAGAATGCCATCGTGGTGGCGCGTGAGTGGAAAGGGAGCTCGCGAGCACCGAACGACCCCGAAGCCGTGATGGGTGAGATCACCGAAATATGCCAACGGTACCAGGCCGTTGGCGTGTACACCGACCAGTACGAGGCCCATGCGCTCAAGTCTATCGCGGTTCGCAAGGGGCTTCTGCTGTCTGTCGGTGAACGCGGTGCTGGCGATCGTCTGGGTAGGTACGAGGCGATGGCGACGCTACTGGCGAATGGTGAAGTGGAACTGCCGAAGAGCGACGTCATCCGTGCGGACTTGCTCAGCATTCGGCAGAAGATCACGCCGAACGGATTCACGATCGACCTGCCTGAAACCTCCGACGGGCGACACGCGGACTACGCGCCAAGCATCGCGCTCGCGCTGAGCAAGTGCACGGCCGACCCGGTCATGGGCGCACCACGAATCAGCGACGAAGAAAAGTCTCGATTGCGTCTCGACAGCGAGTACGCTAAATCCCAGGTCAAGCCAGACCCATGGGAGCGCCCAATCGATGAGTCGCCGCGTCGCACATCAAACGCTACGAGCGTCACTCGACGGTTGGACTGACGCAACAAGTCCGCAGACCATCATGGACGGCTTCGAAGCCGCAATCGGGACGACGTTCTTTAGCGTCCCGATCCCGGTGGAACAAGTCGACTTCTGGCGACTCGTGTTCTCGTGTCCCGCTACGGGTGCTCCGTCCGGCACGCTGCAAGTGCAGGTGTCGAATGACGAGGTTTTGAACTCGACGCTGACGCCGAACTCGTTCGACCTGCCGACCGCGTTCTGGAATCAGCTCCCGTTGTATCCCATCGTCGCGGGGAACTGGTCCACGCACTACTACCCAGGCGCGGTGGCTACGCTGACGCCTCCACCGGTCGCGAATGCGACGACGATCGTGATCGACGACGATCGCTGTAACTACGCCTGGATGCGTATCCTATACACCGCGACGAGCGGAACGATCATTCCCCGCGCAAAGGTCCGCATGAAAGGCGTCTTCTGATGCGACGCCCGTTTCTGTACCGCCAACTGTCGCAGTACGAAGGGGAAAAGCGGCTCGACAAGCAACTCGAGAGAGTGGTCGAGGGCGACCTGTCGAAGCGCACGGCACGCGAGCCGGTGACGCACTTTCGTTGCGACCGATGCCGGCAATACAAGCGCTCGCGCACGATGATTCGCGCTCGTGGGTCCGATCCCCGTAGCGTGCGTGTCGAGGTCACCAAGGTCGACGCGCAGGGCCACGCGGAGCGGACCGGCAAGTTTTTCAGCGGCTGGTACCTCCGTGTCTGCGACGATTGCAAGCCGTTCGTGCAGGTGCCCATTGACGCTTGAGGAACTCGAGCAAGTCGCGTCGACGATGGTCAAGCATGGCCTTACGCGCGTGGAGATCGACGGCGTAACGATCGAGCGTCCGCTCCAGGCCGCGCCGGTGAAGGAAGCGCCTCCACCGGAGGATGAGTTTGAGCTCCTGCGCAAGATGCCGTCTGACAAGCAGGACGCGGCTCTGATGCTGCGCAACTTGGGTAGGCCGTGAAGTACGAACCGATCGGGCCATGGGCCAAGCGCTGGGGAACGAAGCTCGCCAAGCTCGAATGGAATCGACGCGCTCAAGAAGGGTTGCCGCGTCCTGTCGAATGGCCAGGCTTCTTGTCGTATCCACTTCCGCCAGGCGCCTACAAGGATCCGTTGTCTGACGTTTTGGCGGCCGCCACCAGGAAAGCCTGGTCTGAATTGGCGCGGATGTCATGACCGACGTAGGCCGCTCAACCGTCACCAAGAAGAAGTACAAGACGCGGGTCAGCGGCGGTAAGGCCGGCGGCCGCGTTACCGATCTGCAGCAACAGATCGAGTGGTACATCCAGCCAGACGATCGGCAGTGGGAGTACACGACGGCGCTTTGCCGAGCTCTGAAAAATAAGCAGGTCCGTCGCAGGTACGAACTCGCGGTGTACCAGAACCTCTATTGCAATACCGGTTCGTTCTGGGCGGGTTCACTCTTCCGTAGCGGTTCGAGCTCCACGATTGCGCCGTATCATCGGCTCAACTGCAACGTGATCAAGTCGTGCGTCGACACAAGCCAAGCTCGCATTGCAAAGGACAAGGTTCGCGTTTTCATCCTCCCGAGCTCCGCCGACTCGCGTCTCATTCTGAAGTCCGACAAGCTCACGAAGTTTCTCGACGGCAGCTTTGACGGCGGCGGAGTCTATGCGGCAAACGACGAAGTGTTCCGAGACGGCGGCATCTACGGCGATGGCGCCGTGTTGTTCAAGGAATCGCGCGGACAGATCGCCGCGGAGTATCTGAAGATCGACGAGGTCGTCATCGACGAGATCGTGGGTATGTACAACGATCCATACGAGATTCATTGGCAACACCCTACGCCGCTTGCCGAGCTTCTTGCCGAGTATCCCGATCAGGAGGAGAAGATTCGCGAGGCCAAAAACTCGTGGAAGGGCGAGATGGCGTTCATGTCGTCCGCTGACATGGTGCTCGTCACGCACTCGTGGCGACGGACGCTCACGGACAAGGGCGGAGACGCGGACGTCGGCCGTCACGTCGTCGCGATCGAAGGGTGCACGCTGCTGAGTGAGGAGTGGACGAAGCCGTACCTTCCGATTGTGCGGTGGCAGTATTCTCCGCCGACCTATGGTCCCTTCGGCTTCGGCATCGCGCAAGAAATCGAGGGCATGCAGCGGGCGATCAATGAGGTGCTCCGCTCGGTGATGCAGTCGATCTATCTGTTCGCGGTTCCCCGCGTTTGGATCGAAAAGCTTTCGCAGGTCTCGCAGCATCAGATCCAGAACGGCATCAGCGTCAATCAGTACACCGGAACGAAGCCGGTGTTCGAGACGCCTCCCGCTGCATCCGGCGACGTCTACCAGTTCCTGCAGTGGATGATCGATTGGTGCTACAAGCAGCTCGGTCTTTCGCAGCTCTCGAGTCAGAGCGACAAGCCAGCGGGGCTCAACTCCGGCGTGGCGATGCGCACGTATCAGGACGTCGAAACGCAGCGCTTCGCGATCATCGGTCAGCGTTGGGAGCGATTCCATATCGAAGAAGCCAAGATCATCCTCGACATGAGCGCGGACCTCTACAAGAAGAACAAGAAGCTCTCGGTCAAGGTGCCGGGTCGTTCGTTCATCGAAACGGTGAACTGGAAAGACGCGTCGCTTGACGAGGATCAGTACTCGCTCCAGGCGTTTCCGACGTCGCTGCTTCCGCGCACTCCAGAGGGTCAGCTCAATACGATCCAGGAGCTGATTCAGTCCGGATTCATGCCGATCGACGTGGCGCTTTCGCAGATCAAGATCCCGAACCTGAATGCGTGGATCGACGAGATGACGGCGTCTCGAGACAACATCATGCTTTGCCTCTCGCGCATCCGCGATCAAGGGAAATACGTTTCACCGAACGGCATCGCAGACGTCGACAAGTGCGTGGCGATGGCGGCGAACGCGTGGCTACGCGCCGATCTCGACCCGAACATCCCGATCGAACGCACCGAGCTCCTACTGCGATTCTTTCAAGAATCTCTCGCCATGCAGGCATCGAAGAATGCTCCCCCCCCTGCCCCTCCTAGTGCCGGCCCTCCCGGTGCTCCTCCTCCTGGCGGCCCTCCTGGTCCACCTCCTCAGGGACCCGTAGTCGGAGCGCCACCTCCACCCCCGCAAGCCCCCCTAGCCCCGGCCGGAACCGGTCCCATACAGGCAGCCGCATAACATGCCCGACGCAGCTCCCGCACCCGCACCCGCAGTTGTATCGACTCCTGCCGCGCCGCAAGCTGGCGTGTCGACACCAGCCCCCAAACAGGAGCCCGGTAAGATCAACCGCACCGTGACGAAGGTCACGATCGGCAACCGTGTCGCTCCGACCGTCGCCGCTTCCGTTGCTACCGCGCAGCCTGCCGCCGCGCCCGACCCGCAGACCGCTGTTTCCTCATCAGCTTCGAGCGATGCGGTAAACCCTGGTACGGCGGCAGACTCCGCGGCTGCACCGGTCGCGCCGGCAGTGAAGGAGGAAGAGGCGCGGTACCGCCAGATCGCTCGTCTCAAGAGGCAAGAGGCGAAGCTCTCCGCCGAAAAGATGGAATTGGCGAAGGCGCGCGCAGCGGACAAGCTCAATGCCGAGCGGGTGAAGCTCATCGACAACGCGATGCCGGCGTTTCAAAAGGACCCGATCGGGTTCTTGACGAAGACGTTGCGCTTGTCGCCCGCGGACGCTCGCGCGTACGTGCAGGCGATGGCCGTGCACGATGCGGCGCAGACGCCTCAGCAGCGAGTAGCCGCCGAGCAGCAGTCGATGGCTCAGCAGCTACAGCAGCTCCGAGCGGAACAAGAGCAGTGGCGCGCCGAGCAAGCGAAGCTCGCGAACGCAGCGAAGATCGAAGCCTACATCGGCGAGAAGATTGCCCCCGTGTTGGCGACTGGCGAGTATCCGCACCTCATGCATGCCGCTCGCATCACCGGGCAAGATATCAAAAAGGCCATCTACGAAACGCAATGGGCGGAGTACCAGCGAACCGGCAAAATACCGGACGCAAAAACCCTTGCCGACAACGCCGAACGGCGCTACGCAAAAGAGGCAGAGTCGTTGCGCGCAAACGTCAGGCCAGCGGCATCAGTCGGAACGAAGGGGGCGGTACCGCCTAAGTCGAGACCAGGTACCACGACGGAACAGACTCGCGCGCCAGGCACCCGGACTAAGCCGGTGAAGGCCTACGTGACGAAATACGTCGCACGGTAGCCCGCGAGTCATCCCCGAAAGGGTGACCGAACGTGGCCTCGAATTACACGACTCTCGATCCGATTTTCAAGCAACGCTACGCCGAGGGTATCGAAGACCTGACCTATGTGGACCGGCCGCTCTACGCGCTTTGGCCGAAAAAGACAGACATCGCAGGCGCGTCCAGCACGACTCGCGCGTACCACGTCCCGCTGAAATACGCGAACACGGCCGCGGTCAGCGGCTTGTTCTCGCAAGCGCAGACCCGCTCCACGAACACGAGTTCACTCGTCGTCGCGTGGGAAATCTACACGATGCACCAGTACGGGTTCATCAACCTCGACATGGAGTCCTTGCTCCGAAGCGAGGGGCGCGAGAATGCGTTCGTCGACGAGAAGGGTCTCGAAATGGATGCGATGATCGAGAACATCGCCAACCGTCTGCATCACTTCAGCTACCTCGATGGAACGGGTTCGCTCGCGAACGTCGGCAACGCAACGCAGATGCCGACGTTCGCGACGAGCGTCATGGTGCTCAACCTGCCATCGACAGCCGTCTACTTCATGCCCGGCGACGAGCTCACGGCGAGCCTCACGAACTCCGGCGGAACTCCGCGTGCGCTCGGAAGCAACAACCACGGTTGGTACGTGATCGGGACGAACATCGATGCAGGCACGTTCACCGTCGGCACGTTGGCCGGTGTCGCGGTCAACCTGAACGACGCGGCCGACGGCATCCCGACGGCCACGAACGGCGACTTCATCCAGCACCGCGGTGACGTGCAGGTCGCGGGGACGCTGGGCGGCACCGTCATCACCGGGTTCCAGGGGTACATTCCGAGCACCGCGAACGTCGCGCAGTTGGCGACGTCGCTGTACGGAGTCAATCGCAACCTGATGCCGGACTTCCTCGCCGGTACGCGCTTCGACGGTTCGAGCATGGGCATCGAAGAGGCCATCATGCGCGGCACCAATCAGGTCGCGTTCAAAGGGGGCACGATCAAGCAAGTGTTCTTGAATCACAAGAAATTCTCCGACCTCGTGAGCGCGATCAGCGCACGCGGCATGGTGAACTTCTTGGAAATCAGCCCCAGCGAGTACCCCGAGATCGGGTTCGAGGGTGTGAAGGTCATCGGCGCAAAGGGCTCCGTCGACGTCATCCCGGACTACGCATGTCCGACGACACTCGGCGCCGGCATGGACATCGAGGACTGGGAGTTTGCCAGCGTCGGAGAGCCGATCCGCATCATGAATGGAGACGGTCTCGAGTTCCTCCGTCTCGCGGGCGCGGATGGCATCCAAGCCTACTGGGCTTCCTACGCGAACTGCGTGCCGAAGATTCCCCGGAATAATCTGAACCTCACGCTGGCGGCCTGACATGGGTTCCCCCTTCACCAGTCAGGTATTCGGGCATTTCGAGCACGACGTCTCCGAGATTCTCGGTTTCGTGGCGCTCGACGGATCGGCCAACGTCGTCGGCTTTGCTCCGACGACCGCAGGCGGGATCGTCCCGACGACGAGCTACACCCGCATCAAGGGCGCGCAGAAAGCCATCGGTCCCGCCGGTGGCGTGCTGCTCCAGCCCCATACCGCAACAGGCACGTATCTGTTCACGCTCGATGAGCAGTGGATCGCTCTACTCGCGCCATGGGCGCAGTTGATCGACCAGGGCGCAGTGGCCCCGTTGTCGCCGTACTTCGACGCCAACGTGACAAATCAGACGGCGGGTATCGGCAATCTGCCCGGAAACAACCCAGCGCTCGGTGTTGGTACCGTGCGTCTTCGCTGGCGCAGCACGACCGGTGTGCTCACCGACCCGGTCGTGAGCACTGGCTTTTGGGTCGGCTTCACTCTCATGCGATCGGCAATCGTCTGATGGCTTCCCTCAAAGACATGCTCTCTCCCGAGCCGAAAGACTCGGAAGAGCCGATGGACGGGGCGGACGATCAGGACGATGCCAGCGCCGCCGAGGATGCCGTCAAGGCATTCTGGGAGGCGTGCAGCTCCGGGGACTTCAAGGCGGCCGCGGAGTCACTCCGTGACGCTGTCGACCTTTGCGGGTCGATGCCGGACGAGCACGACGAGGCGGGCGACATGGATGACGGGTCATTGGAGGGCACGGCCATTGGAGGGCACGGCGGTCACGCCGCGCTGCTCCTGATGCCTGGTGGCAAGAAATGAGCACGTCCGTCACTACCACGATTTCCGTCACGGAGTCGGGTACGGACGGATTTGCCGGAGCTCCGCTCTACACGTTCACGCTTGCGAACGTGTCGGGCGGGCCTCCCGGCTCATTCGTCACCGCGGCCGCGTTCAACGCGATTCCCGTCCCGGCAACGGCCCTGATCGGCGTCGTCATCGTGCCCCCGATCGGTTCCGTCCTGGTCAAGACGCTGAAGGGCATCACCGGCGATACGGGTACGGTCATCTCGCCGTCGAAGCCCACGATCGTGGCGTTCCCCGCTACCCCTCCGACGACGCTCGGCATCACGTGTTCGGGGATCGAAACGCTAACGCTCGTGTGGATCTGACGTGACCGCGCTCGCTGACCTGCGGCTCCGCGCCCTGCAGCGAGCGGACCGCGTCAACGCTGCGACGCTCACGACGAGCGAATTGAACTACCTCGTCAATTCGAGCGTGCAGGAACTCTATGCGGCCGTCGTATCGGTCAACGAGGACTACAATGCCGGACAGTACCTTTTCACACTTGCCGGAGGAGACCCGCCGCTCAATCAGATTACGGTGGGCCCGGGAACGAACCTGCCTAATTTCCTCCGTGCTCGAGGGCTCTGGCGCCAGCTTACCGGGGCTCCGACGACTCGATGGGCGCCGCTGCGACGGCTCGGAAACCTCATCGAGCGCAACCTGTACGTGGGACCTACCGTAAGCCTGCTCTACGGCCAGATCCCGACCGCGTGGAACCTCTACGGCAACGTCGTCGAAGTGCTTCCACCTCCAGCGGCCGGAGGGACGTATCAGCTCATGTACATCCCGACGATGCCGACGCTCGTCCTCGACACGGATACGATCGACCAGTACTGGCTCACGTTGCTCGGATGGGACGAGTACGTCGTCTATGACGTCGCGATGAAGGTGCTCTTGAAGGAGGAAAGCCTCGACTCGGCCGGCGTGTGCTCGGGACAAGCGCAGAAAGTGAAGCAACGCGTCTTGCTCGAAGCCACGCCGCGCGATGACTCGGAGCCTGGCCAGATTGCCGACGTCAAGACGGTGCGCTCGAACTACGGGCTCGGAGGTTGGGGCGGGATGGGCGGCGACGGGGGAGGCTGGTGAGCGGCAACATCTTCGCTCATCAGACGCTCGCGTCATCGACGTCGCAAGCGGGCCTGCTCAATACGTACACGACGGCGAAGAGCGTCATCAATGCGAGCGACGTGTTCACGCTGCCGGCGAACTACGTACGCGTCGGGAGCATGTTCCACCTCCGAGCGTGGGGCGCGCTCTCGAACATCGTCACGCCGGCTGGCACCATCACGTTCCAGGTCGAACTCGGCGGAACCGTCGCGGCGTGGAGCTCTGGAGCGCTGCAGCTCTCGAGCACGGCCAACACGCTCACTCCGTTTGAACTCGACATCCTTCTCGCCGTCAAAACGATCGGCTCCGGCACTGCGGCGACACTCATCGGCGGTGGGCGAATCACCGCGTTGAACCTCGAGATCGCGGCAGCGGTCAACCCGACCGTGACCGATACGACGCTGATGGTGCCCGCGGGGACTCCAGCGGCTGGCACTGGGTGGGATTCGACGCTGAAGCAGACATGGGACCTATGGGTGGGGTTCAGCACGAGCAATGCCGGCAACGGCGTGCAGATCGCGAACTACCTCGTCGACCAGGTACAGGCCTGACATGCCGCTCATTCGTCCCTTCAAGCATGTTGCGTCGGCGGACCCTGTCTTGCGCCAAGTGCAGGATTCGTTGCGCGAGACGATGCTCCCCTTGACGGGCGGCCTGTTGACGAACGGGGTGATCCTCAAGAACGTGACGCTCGCCGTCGGGAACAATCAGATCAGCCACGGGCTCGGGCGGAACTACACGAGCTACTTCTTGGGTCGCCAGCGTCCCGTGCTCGCGGCTTCGACCATCTCCGAGGTGGTGACGGGCAACATCAACACGGCGATCTTCCTCATTCTCAATTCGACCGCGCAGTGCGCGATCGATATTCTGGTGACCTGATGGCCACGAACGTTCCGCCCGGAAACAAGACGCTCGTCAGCGTGAGCTTTGCGCAGGGCATCGACACGAAGACGGACCCGAAGCAGCCGCTGCAACCGAGCGCGTTGCTGTCGCTCACGAACGGGATTCTGACGCAAACGGGGCTCGTGTCGCGACGGTGGGGGTACTCGTCGCTGAGCACGTCGATTCTGCAAGGCGGCAACATTGCGGCAGGAGTTGGACTCGCAACACTAGGCAACTCGGTATCGACGGAGCTCGTCGCATTCGACGGGTCGAGCATGTATTCGTACATCGCTGGCGAAGCGAAGTGGACGAATCGCGGACCAGACATTCCGGTCACCATTGCGACCAGACAATCATTCAGAATAGCTATCAGCAGCTCTCGCCGGACCATTGCAGGTCTGGCAACATCGACGTGTATGCGTGGGAGGATTCGCGCCACGGTGTCCGCTACGCAGTCTTCGACGTAACGACTGGTGCCGCAATCGTTGCGGACGGAAACGTAACGGCTGTCGTTGGATCTGGCAGACCCAAATGCATGTTCAACGCAAACGGCGTCGTTATCCTACTGGACAACGGTTCGGGAGGCATTGCCGCATACTTCGTCAACGCTTCGACGCCAACATCTATCGGTCTTTTGGGAACACCCATCACTGGGCTTGTGAGCCCGTTCTACTTCGACGCGACACAAGCGAGCAATGGCACGTTCCCGTTCGTCGCCTACTGGAAACTGAACGTCAATCAGACTGTGGTAGTCTCTGGATTGAATGCCGGATACTCGACTACGACGTTTTCGAACACTGTAAAAACTCTCACGATTGCAGGAGTTCAGCTAGGGCAGATCGGTCTTACGACAGACGCCAGTAATAACGTTTGGGTCATGTGTGTTGGGTCGAACGCTACCAATGTAACTGTTGCTGTATACTCGTCAGCTGGCTCAACAGTACTGGCTCCGACTAACGGATTCACGATTGCAGGATTCGGGACGCCATGTACTGTAGCAGGCGTTGTAATCGGCACAACGCTCACCTATTTCTTTGGTGGCTTTTCTGGAACACTTGGCATCCTCCTGCAAGCCATGTTCACACCTATATGTACAATGACTCTGGCTGGCGTGGCTGGCGGAAGCAACCTTTACTCTCCAGGTCTCGGAGTCGCGGCGAAGCCGTTCGTATTTGGCGGAAGCGTATATGTGTGGATGGCTTGGCAGACGAATCAACAGGCGTCGTATTTTCTCGTCAATTCTACGTTCTCGACTGTCGCTCGCACTCTGTACGGGTCTGGAGCTGGATGGCTTCAGAACGTGGATTACATGGTCCCCGAGTGCCAGAACATCGGCGGGTCAGCATGGATGTTCGCAAACGGCATCAAGGGTACCCCGAACACGGAAGCCGGGATCATCCTGTCACTTCTCGGCGTGAACTCGACGACCGTCAATTTCGCTGGCGTGGCTCCGATCCAGGCAGAAAGCATCAATGCATCGCTCTACATTGCTGGTGGCCTGACGCAGAGGTACGACGGACAACATCTCGTTGAGTCTGGATTTCTGCTTTATCCAGAGTACCTAATTGGAACGCCCAATGCGACTGGCGGATTCATGGCGCAGGGGTCCTACCAGTACGTGTCTACGTATGAATGGGTGGACTCGCAGGGCAATAACGAAGTTTCTGCGCCTTCTCCTCCCATCACCGTGACCACTGGAGCAGGAGCGGTCAACTCGGTCACGCTACAGGCGGCCAATCTGAATTTGACGAATAAGATAGGGGTCAAAGCCGTTTGGTATCGCACGACGAACGCGGGGACGATTTTCTATCGAGTGAGCTCTGCGGCGTTGCCAGTTTACTGCGCCCTGCCTGGCCTCAACACCGGGGCAACTACTTTCACGGACACGCTCGCCGACGCAAGTATTACGGCGAACGGAGCGCTCTACACGCAGCCGCTCTCCATTGGGCAAAACCCGGTGTTGCCGAATTTCAGTCCTCCGGCGTCGAAAATGATGGCGACCTACTCGCAGCGGCTTTGGCTCGCTGGGGTCGATGACCCGTACACGATCTGGTACTCGCAACAGGCGATCCTTGGGTCGCCGATGCAGTTCTCGCCGCTGCTTACGCTCCGCGTCGACCCGGACGGCGGCAAGATTACGGCGCTCGCGCGCATGGACGGCAACCTCTTTATTTTCAAAGCGTACGCGATCTTCTTCATCACCGGTCAGGGGCCGACCGCGACGGGAGATCAGAACGACATCGGTGCGCCGACCTTCATTCCGACCGGCGGAGTCGGGTGCTCGTCGCCGCAGTCGATCGTGTTCACGCCGCTGGGACTTCTGTTCCAGGCCACGAACGGGCAGATTTACCTTTTGGACCGTTCGCTGAATTGCACGTGGAAGGGCGCGCCAGTGACCGCGCTCGCAGCAGGAACGACCGTCACAACCGCGACACTGATTCCCGATCAGTGGGTTGTGTTCACGCTCTCGAGCGGAATCGCGATCGTCTACGACTACTACTACGATCAATGGAGCACGTTCACCAATCATGCAGCGGTCGGGGCGTGCCTCTTCGCGGGCGCCGCGGGCAACCCGTATTGCTGGATCGACGCGACGGGGGTCGTGCATCAGCAGACGCCAGCCGCGTATCTCGACGGGGCCGCGGCCATCCCGTTCTCTCTCCAGACCTCGTGGCTCAACCCCGAAACGCTTCAGGGGTTCGTCCGCATCTACCACCTGTTTTTGCTGGGCCAGTACATCAGTCCGCACACACTGAACGTCGCGGTAGCCTACGACTACGACAACACCGATCCGGTCGTGCAAGCGAGCATCCCGGTGGTCGCCACGTTTGGACTACCTACGTACCAGTTTCGCCTCGACCTGCTCAATAAATGTCAGGCGTTGCAGGTCACGATCAGCGACAATGGCACGAGCGTGAGTGGTGCGGGGTTCAGTCTTTCGGCGCTCGGTCTCGTGATCGGTGTGAAGTCCGGCGCGAACAAGCTCGCCGTCACGAAACAATTCGGAGTGCAGTGAGATGCCCTACACCGTCGACCCCCAAACCGGCAACGTCTACCTGAACGGATCGGATAGGACTCCGCTCACGAACCCCAGCACTGGTCAGCCATACGGGACGCCGACGCCGACGGCTCCGACGACGACTCCGACGAGCAGCACGTCAACGCCGTCTCTCGGCGCCGCTTCGGTCCCCGGTTCGACGAGCGGACTAGGCCTCAACGTCAATTCGCCAAGCTGGAACGGTACCGGCCAGTTCGTCTCTTCGCCGTATCCGATCAATGACACGGCCATCACCGGCACGCCGACGAACACTGACGGGAACTACGGCCTAAATACCGTCTGGAACAACCTCGCCGCTGCGGGCGCGAGCAATCAGCCGCTGAACGTGGCGAACGCTCCGGCGCAGTACGGAGTGGCCACGGGGCAGGGCGCGCAGGGAGTTGCAAGCAACTACAACCCAGCTACTGGCTCAGCCTCGAACTACAGCGCGAACACGATCGCAGCGTCGAGCTATCAGGCCAGCCAGGCCGCTGCAGCGACCTACAACGCAGCGCTTGCTCAGGGGGCTAGCTACACCGCTGCGCAGATGGCGGCGGCGCAGGTGAGCGCGGCGTACGGTCAGGCGTCGAGTGCCACGGCGGCCAGCGGTAACGCGGCGCAAGCGGCCGGGTACTCGCAGATGACGCCCGCGCAGATGCAGGCCGCTGCGCTGAGCACGAACGGTGACGCGCAGTGGCAGAATGCGCAACTCCAGCTAGCCAACACGCTGCAGACGCAGGCCGCCGGAGGTGGCGTGTCGCCGGCCGACCTGCAACTCCAACAGGGAGAACAGAGTCAGATCGCTGCGCAGCTTGCGGCGCTCGGGTCGCAGCGTGGCAACATCGGCGGCGCTGGTCTCAGCGCGTACAGCGCGGCGAACTCCGCGGCGAACGCGCAAGCGCAGCTCAATCAGTCGATGGGAATCCAGCGTGCGCAAGAAACTTTGAACGCGCAAAGTCAGCTCGGCACGCTCGACACGGCCGCGCGAGGACAGAGTCAGGCGTACAATCTCAACGCCGCGCAACTGCAGCAAGCAGCGGCCTCGCAAAACGCGAGCATGTCGCAAGCTTCGGCGGCCGCGAATCAAGCGGCTGGCAATCAGTTTACCGAATACAACACGAGCGCGCAGAATGCGCAGCTCCTGGCGAACGAGAACTTCGCGCAGCAGAATAACGAGTACAACGCCACCAACGCGCAGGGCATGACGCTCGCGAATATGAATAGCGCGAACGCGGCGAATCAGTACAACGCCTCATCGAGCAACGCGGCGGCAGCGGCGAACATGGCGGCGACGAACACGGCGAACTCGTTCGATGCCGAGCAAGCGCAGCAAAACTCCCAGTTCAACGCAAACGCGACGAACGCTGCGAACTCGTTCGATGCGTCGCAGATTCAGCAGAACAATCAGTATAACGCGACAGCGACTACGAACGCAGCGGCGAACGATGCCGCCATGGCGCAAGCTGCGAACATTCAGAA